GGAGTGCAGAGGGGGACGCATCCCCCTCTGCGTATCCTGCGGCCCGCAGGCCGCGCAAAAGGCTAACGGGTTTTCAGCCGCACAGGCGGCTTGAAAATACAGGGGATGACCGCGCACGCAGTCGGTGCCTTGCTTCTTGGTTCGGCGGATAACTGGAACTTCAATGCTTCCAACCCGTGTCTGTACTTCGGCGGTAACTATAACCAGAACGGGAACCACGGGCTGTTCTACGTGAACTACACCAACGCGTCCAACTCGAACGCGAACATCGGCTGCCGCGTCCTTTTATGGACTGGCTACCCACCTCCATACCCGGCAACGCAAAGACCCACGCCGGGGCGCGGACATCCTCGGCACCCCTTGGTGCAGATAAGCCATCAGGACACGGTTTAGTACACTCCCGCAACCTGCGGGGGCGATGGAAAGACCGTGAGGCTAAAAGGAGGAAAACATTCCTGATGAAACGAGCAAATAACCTATTTCCAAAGCTGGTATCGGAAGAAAACCTGCGGCTGGCGATCTTCGCCGTGAACGTGACACACCGCTTCCATCCGCACCACAGACCGAACCGGACGGTGGCACGGGTGGAGGCAGACATTGACCGCTATGTAAAAGAGCTGCGGGAGATCATTACAGGCGGTTACGAGGCGAACGAGCCGAGGCTTGCGCGACGCTGGGACAAGAGCGCCGGAAAGTGGCGGGACATATCGGAGCCGAGACTGTGGCCTGACCAGTATGTGCATCACGCGGTCATTCAGGTGTTGGAGCCGATCATGGTGCGGGGCATGGACAATTTCTGCTGCGGGAGCATCCGAAACCGGGGCATCCATTACGGCGTTCGAGCCATCAAGAAGTGGATGCGGACAGACCCAAAAGGGACGAAGTACGCCGAGGAGCTGGACATCCACCATTTCTACGACAGTTTGACGGCGGAGACGGTGATGAAGCGGCTCCGGCGGCTGGTGAAAGACCGGCGAATGCTGGAGGTATGCGAACGGTTGATGAAGCACGGCATTCTGATCGGCGCTTACTTTTCCCAATGGTTTGCCAACACGGTGCTGCAACCGCTTGACCGACTGATACGGGAAAGCGGTCTGTGCGACCACTACCTGCGGTACATGGACAACTTTACCCTGTTCGGGCGGAACAAGCGGAAGCTGCGGCGGCTGCGGGAGCTGATCGAGAAATGGCTGGCGGCACACGGCCTGCGGCTGAACGGCAAGTGGCAGCTCTATCCGACAGCAAAGCGGACGGTGGCGGCGCTGGGGTATCGCTTCGGGCGAGGGTATACCCTGCTGCGGAAACGAAACATGGTGCGCCTGAAACATTCTCTTTCCGCCTGCCGCCGTGCCATGCGGCGGCACCACGCGATCAAGCCCGCATTGGCGCAGGGGCTTTTATCCAGACTGGGCCAGATGAAGCACTGCAATCACGTTCACTTTTTCCAGAGCTATGTGGAGGCGGGTTTGCAGCGGAAATTGAAATGCGTGGTCAGAGAACACGCAAGAAAGGAGCGGGCAAGATGGAATACGTCTACGGAACAAGCGTTATCGGCGGCGTAGAACGGGAAAACCTGAAAATCGTGGGCGGCCCCGCGCTGCGGGAGGGTGAATACCTGACCACGGTGCGGGAGTACGACGACAGCAGCATCACAGACCGCTGCCGCATCGACCGGCACTATCACAGCGACACGGACGAGGACGGGACGCGGTACGACTTCTATACCATCAGCGAGCATTACCGGTATGTGGAAAGGATAAAGGTGATGGAAGAAACGAGAAAAGCAACGGAGATCGCCTTTGTGACGCTGGCGGAGAACGGAAGCATCGACGCTGTGACTGCGGGGGAACATAAGAGCCTGTTTGAAACGTGGCAGACCGGCGTTGCTTACACGGTGGGGCAGCTACGCAACTGGGGGGACAAGCTGTACAAATGCGTACAGGCGCACACCTCACAGGCTGGATGGGAACCGGACAAGGCGGTGTCGCTTTGGTCGGCGGCATCTGACCCGGCGGAAGAATGGCCGGAATGGAGCCAGCCGGTGGGGGCGCATGACGCTTACGCAAAGGGCGACAAGGTGAGCCACAATGGAAAGCATTGGACATCAACGGCGGATGCCAACGTGTGGGAACCGGGGGTATACGGCTGGACGGAGGCGACGGCGTGAGCAGCCATTTGCAGATCATCGCAGAGCTGGAGGCGCTTGTGGAAATGCAGGCGCGTACCGTCCGGGTGCTGGCGACACGCCTTGCGGAGCTGGGCGACACCGTGACCGGGCGAGACGAGATCGCGGAGGCCGACGAGGCATACCGCAGGGCCATTGGCGGGGACGAATGGCCGGAGTGAAAGCAGGAGGACAGGAAAATGTACATCGACGCGGACACCATCATTAAGGCGGCCAGCCTTTTGGGAGCAATCGGAGCGCTGGTCGCCGCCATTGTTTCCGTGTACAAGGTCATTGAGAGCAACAAAAAGCAGAGCGAGTTCATCAACGCCATTCAGGAGGAGCAGACGCTTATCTGCTATGGCCTGCGCGGCGCGTTGCAGGGGCTTGTGGAGCAGGGGTGCAACGGGCCGTGCAAGGATGCGCTGGACAAACTGAATAAGCACCTGAATAAAAACGCGCATCCGCACATCAAGGAGGACTGACATGGCGGGAAAGCGAACGCAGGCAAAGACGAAAGGCCGGAAGAAGCGCATGGGAACCATGGACTTTATTCTGCTGATCGTCTTTTTGTGTCTGACGGTATTCACGATAGCCATGATCGCGCTGTTTACCGTGTATGGCTCCGTGCCGGATACGCTGATCACCTGCGTGTTCGCCACGCTGGGCGGCGAGTGCGGCATCCTCGGCTGGATAAAGACCACCAAGGAGAAGAAGCAGGACAGGCGGTGGCAGCTTGCGGACATGAGAAGAGAAAAGGAGGAGGCGGAACGGATTGCACAGCAGACAGAGGAACCGTGAGGAGGGATAGATCATGCTGGCAGGGAAAAACAACGAGGAGAAAATCTGGAATTATCTGAAAGACGCGGGGCTGAACGACTTCGGCACCGCCGGTCTGATGGGAAACCTGTATGCGGAGAGCGGCCTTATCCCGAACAACGTGGAGAACCTATACGAAAAGAGGCTTGGCGTGACCGACGCAAGCTATACGGCGGCGGTGGACAGCGGCAAGTATCAGTTCTTCGCAACGGATAAGGCGGGCTATGGCCTCGCCCAATGGACATACTGCTCCCGCAAGGCAGAGTTGCTGGACTATGCCCAATGCTGCCGAAAGAGCATCGGCGATCTGGAAATGCAGCTTGATTTCCTGATGAAAGAGCTGCGGGAGGGCTATAAGGCGGTGCTGGCCGTGCTGAAAACGGCTGGAAGCGTCCGGGCAGCATCGGACGCGGTGCTGCTGAAATTTGAGCGCCCGGCAGATCAGAGCGAGGCGGCGCAGGCCCGGCGGGCTGTGTTCGGCCAGAAGTATTACGACAAGTATGCGGCAGGGAGCGCCGCAGGAAGCGGAGGAAAGCCCATGACGGAACAGGAACAGCGGCAGAAGATCGTGAGCATCGCCCAGAGCTACATCGGATGCAAAGAGAGCGACGGAAGCCACAGGAAGATCATCGACCTGTACAACAGTCACAAGCCGCTGGCCCGTGGCTACGCTGTGAAGTACACGGACGCATGGTGCAGCACGTTCGCAAGCGCCGTCGCCATCGCGGCGGGAATGACCGACATCATCCCGACGGAGTGCGGCTGCGGAAAGCACATCGAGCTGTTCAAGAAGCTGGGGAGCTGGCAGGAGAACGACGCTTATGTGCCGAAGCCCGGCGACTATATTTTCTACGATTGGCAGGACAGCGGCGTGGGAGACTGCACCGGCAGCGCCGATCATGTGGGCATCGTGGAAAAGGTCAGCGGGACAAGCATCACCGTCATTGAGGGCAACTACTCCGACAGCGTGAAGCGCCGCACCATTTCTGTGAACGGACGGTACATTCGCGGCTACGGCGTACCGAAGTACGGCGGAAAGGAGGCGACCGGCGGCGGGACTGCGGCGGACGCTGCACCGGCCAAGGGCGGCGGGTGCAAGGTGGGCGACATCGTGACATTCACCGGCGAGAGGCACTACACCGGCGCAAACAGCACCGTGGGCAAACCGTGCAAGCCGGGCAAGGCCAAGGTGACGCAGGTGTATCAGCCGCTTGTGAGCAGGCATCCGTACCACCTTGTCGCCGTGAGCGGCGGCGGAAGCACCGTGTACGGCTGGGTGGACGCGGCGGACATCAAGACCGAAGCGGCGGCGCTGGCCGTGGGCGATCAGGTGACGATGGACAAGGCTGCCACAGTCTACGGCACCACGCGCAAGTTTTCCTCGTGGGTGTACAGCGCAAAGCTGTATGTCCGGGCAATCAGCGGCGACCGCATTTCAGTTTCCACGCTGAAAAGCGGCGCAATCACAGGAAACGTGGACAAGAAATATCTGACGAAAGTGTAAGGAGGTACACACCATGACACAGATCATTCCCGACATCATCAACATTGTCATTGAGGCCATTTTCGCCATCCTCGGCCTGTTCTTCACCGGCGTGGCCATTCCGTGGCTGGTCAAGACCGGCATCCCTTGGCTGAAAGACAAGCGCCTGTACGGCATTGTCACCGTTCTGGTCAAGGCGGCGGAGAAGCAGCGCGAGGCCGGTACGCTGACCATCCCGAAGTATGATTATGTGGTGCAGATGCTTGAAGCAAAGGGCATTAAGGTCACGGCGGAGGTAAAGGCCGTGATCGAGGCGGCGGTTAAGGAACTGGACATCGCCGTGGACAGCACAATCGGTACGCTGGGTGGCATCTTTGTGGAGGACAACCCCGGCAAAACGGATGGAGAAAAGGAACTGAATAACTGAAACTATCCCCCGGCTGCTATACTCATAGATATAGCGGTCGGGGGATTTTTTTGCGCGTTCGCAACGAAAAATCAGTTGCGCGGTAAGGGATTTACAGGTATCATAATAAGACAAAAAGCGACAAAGCAAACCGGCGGAGCGGAACGGGCAAGACCCGACACCGCCCGCGCAAAAGCATGAGAGAGGAGGCTTTACAGTGCAGACAGGAGGGCGAACATTTAAGCATCTGACCAAGAACGACAGGCTGCGCATTGAGAAATGGCAGCGCAGGGGCTTGAAGCCGCCGCAGATTGCGGAGAAGCTGCGCGTCCACGTTTCCACCATCTACCGGGAGTTGAAGCGCGGAGAGTATGAGCGGCTGGACGGGGCGACGTGGGAAATGGTGACGGCGTACAGCCCGGACATTGCGGAAGCGCGGTATCAGGAACACTTGCGGGAGAAAGGGCCAGACTTGAAAATCGGCAAAGATCACGAGCTTGCAAACTACATCGAGGCGACAATCGTTGAAAAAGAGTGCAGTCCCGCTGCCGTTCTCGGCTACGCGATGATGGAGGGGCGGATATTCGAGACCTCGGTTTCTGTGACGACGATCTACAGTTACATCAAAAAGGGCCTCTTTCTACAAATCACGCAGGTGGACTTGCCGCGCCACGGGAAGCACAAGCAGGGCTATAAAAAGGTCAAGACCAAGGACGATCAGGCCAGAGCCTCCGCAGGCGACAGCATTGAACAGCGCCCGCCGGAGGTGGAGAGCCGCGAGGAGTTCGGGCATTGGGAGGGCGACACCGTGTACAGCGGAAAGGGCAAGTGCAAGACCACCAGCGCCCTGCTGACCCTGAATGAGCGCAAAACGCGGAAAGACATCATCATAGGAATACCGAACAGAAAGGCGGAAACCGTGGTCAAGGCGCTGGATGCGCTGGAGCGGAAATGCGGTGCCAAGCGGTTCAGGGTAATCTTCAAAAGCATCACCTTTGACAACGGCTCAGAATTTTCGGCGGCGGAGGAGCTGGAGCGGAGCGCTGTCAACAAGACCATCCCGCGCACCAAGGTATATTTCTGCCATCCGTATTCTTCGTGGGAACGGGGGAGCAACGAGAACGCCAACAGCATGATCAGGCGGCGGCATCCGAAAGGCACAGATTTCTCTAAGGTCAGCGCGGCGGAGATCGCGGCAACGGAGGAATGGATTAACAACTATCCACGGAAAATCTTCGGGTACAAGAGCAGCGAGGTCATGTTCCGGGAGTGCCTGCGGGAGATCGGGCTGATCGCGTAACAGGAAGAAACCAGCACAGAGGACAATCAAAGGGAGAGGATGTGAGTGGAGCGGAACACGGGGAACAGAACAGGAAAACACGCAGGCTGCCGACCATGGGACATGACGGCGGCCATGTTGGCTTGTCAAAATTAGACAAAACAAGAAGTGAAAAATTGTGCGCATTTAATGCTTGACTTTTGTCATAATAACAGCCATCGTTCTTATTATTGACATTTAAAACTGATGATGTTAAAATAAAAACGAAGATGCAAGAAGATCTGTAAACGAACGTATTTAAAAAGATTGTAGTATTATTTTGTTAATTAATCGAGTTTTGAATAAAGTTGCAAAAATTGAGAGACTGAAATAAGTGTAGTAGTTTTAATTTTTTAAAAGTGAGTTTTGTGAGACGGGTAAAGTGCTTTGTGAGAAAAGTGCGTTTGCTGGTCTCTTTTTGCATTTTTACACTTTTTAGGAGGCCAATCTGCTATGATTTCAGATTTGAATTTTCATTTAACAATTCGCACCATTCTTCAAGGTGAGAATTTCTTGTTTTCCAAGGAAAACGAGGATACCTATAATCCCACAACAAATGGCGATAGCTTTGTGTTCTTTTTCATATTTTGCGCTCTCGCTGCGCTGCCAACCACACCGGTCGACTTCTTCGATAACAGCTCCGCAGACTGTTGCGTAGAAGTTCAAGTTTCTTTCGACGGACCAAACAATGATAATCCGAACTACATTATCCAGGTGGGTAATGTGTTCGAATTTATCATTTCTATTGAGAACATTCTTTGATGGACAAGGGCGGGAACTGATTTCCGCCCTTGTCTATCTTCTATTCATCCACCCAAATTCATAATATCTTAATAAATGATAATAACGATATATGCTATACTTGTTTCACCAAAGACAATCCAAGGAGGACATGACATGAAAAGACACTGTATTATATTTATATTGATTTCATGTGCTTTTATATTGACTGCGTGTAATAGCTCTCCTGTTCCTGAAAATAAAAACCTTCCAGAAACATCTACCGATTTTGAAAGTATAGAAGTCGGCACTAAACGCGAGGATATTCTTCGTTCTTTTGGTGAACCGGATTCATGCCTTTCCGGTTTATTTGGTGATATATACATTCGTGGAAATGAGCAAATTATTATCTATTATGATGTGGGGGATACTGGTATCTTTGACGAAAATGCTATTCCTGTTTTGGATGTGTCCATTTCCGCTTATACACCACAGTCTGACGAACTGAATCCACAAACAGAGGCAGAAAAACAGTTGGCGGCTTTCACCGAATACTATACGGACTGGCAGGTTAAGGAGGAGCAGGATTGGTGGGGCTATGCAGTCACAGACTTGGATCAAGATGGGAACCTAGAGATAATATCTTCTGAATGTCACGGGACAGGCCATTACACATCTACATCCATTTATGAAATAGACCCTATTCACCCGCATTTTTCAGAAGTATGCAACGGTACATCCAGTGAGGCCTTGGCTACATTAGAAGCCCTATCCCACGGAGGATTGCTTATGGAAT